CCGGAGTGTAGTTTTTGGTGATCGTGCCTTCGCTGGTGATTCCCGGCTCAGGAAGCTGTGGCTTTGGCAAGCCTTCAAATGGATTGGGGAAGCCTGTGTCACCTTGCAGGAAGCGGCCAACTCTGGATTGAAGCGGCCCAAGCAAACCTTGAGGCTCGGTGGGTTTGATTTCGGCCTGCGGTTTGATTTCTCTTGGGTCAACGTCCCATTGCTTTTCGTCAAGCCCGCTGTTGATTCCGAGAGTTTTAAATAGCTGGTCGAATATCAGCATCAAGCTATCCCACGCAGGTTTCTCCTTATCGGCTCGCCCCAGTTTGTAGACATTGGCCGATATCCCACTGCCAAGTATCGCATTGCATCTGCGCCATGACTAGTCCAGTCGTGCTTTGGTCTGCCACGCCACGTTTTGCCTTTCTCGTCGAAGTCGCGTTGGTACTGCCGGAGGGCTTCGATACCTCTGGCGCACTTCTCCTCATCGAACCAACAAGTGCCAAGCAGGGAGCGGACAGCCTGAATGCCGTCGTCCACCCGAAGCTGCGGTGCAATCGTTACGTTGCGGATGCCGAGGTTGTCGAGGGTTTCAAGGCGGCTTTTACCTGTGCCGAGTTCCTTTACCTGAACGTCGTGCGGCAGGATGTGCTGGTCGTAGACGTAATCCTTTTCCTGCAGGACGCTGGCGTAGTGATCCAAGCCAACACCGCTGCACTCGTAATAGTCGATCAAGTGGACGTTTGGCCCCTGATATTGGGCGAACCAAATAGCCGTGGAATCGCCAACGCCCAAGTCCCACGCTGTAACCACGCCAAGGGAGCGGTTGTACGGCACAACGCCCAGCCTGCCTTCTTCTGTAACAGCCTTCATTTCGTGGCCGTAGTAAGCGCCTGCAATGGCGGCTTCAAAGCTGCACTCGAACTCCTGCTCGTATCGATCCTCGCCCATGATCTTGAGCGCCTCGTCCAGTTCGTCCTGCGGCAGGATGCCTGTTTCGCTGGCCTTGTGCATTGCAACGTACCAGTTCGGGTCGTTTTTGGCTTTGTCGTAGGTTTCCCAGAATTCGTTTTTCCCTTTCGGCGTGCCGATAAAGGTTGCGCGGCCTTTGCGGTCTGAAAGGGCGGGGCGAATGACCGTGGGCCAAGCATTCACCGGGAAGTCGGCAGGCTCGTCCAGCACCACAGCGTCGAAGTACAGGCCACGCATGGCGTTGTAGTTGTCAGCACCGAAGAGCCGGATGCGAGCGCCGTTGGGGAAGTCCACCCGAAGTTCAGCCACATTCACAACGATGCCGGGAATCGGTGCGGTGAATTGCAGGACGTAATCCCACGCAATCGCCTTAGCCTGCGAGTAGTACGGTGCAATGTACGCAACACGCACGTCCTTTCTGTTGATCGTGAGTGCGTCCCGGATCAGGTCGTTAATTGCAGCGACTGTTTTCCCGCAGCGACGGTGTGCCACCAGACAAGCGAAGCGTTCTGTTCTCTCGTGGAAAGGTGTCATCACCTCACGAGGGAAGTATGGGATTTCAATCCTCGGCATCTTCTGTGGGCTTTGTCAGCCAAGAGATTTCTAAAGCACCACCGTCAGCACCAGTATGTTCGTGGCGGTTGGTTTCTCTCCATCCAGCTTGGGTTTTCAGGTAGAACATCATCGCAACGGTGTTCCCGCTGTGCGCTTGTTTCATTAGCGATTGGGCGATCTTCCCGATAGCTTTTGCCTTGCCTCTTTTATAGGCGGCTGAAACTCTTTCGTCCCTTTTCATCAATTCGCGAAAGGTTCTGTCAGAAAAGCCAAAGAAATCAGATAGTTGTTCTTGATTTAGAACAGCGGCGAGGCTTTCTACCTGAGTGATTTCTTCCTCGGATAGTTCAACTGCGGGTCTTCCCATTACGCAGCCTCCCTGACTTCTTCAAGCACAGCCTTCTTGCCTGAGTAGTCTTCCCAGCGTTTGACGATCACGTCGCAGTATTTGGGGTCGAGTTCCATGAGTCGTGCGTGTCTGCCATTTTTTTCAGCAGCCAGCAGGGTTGTTCCTGAGCCACCAAACAGATCCAAGACCAAGTCTCCGCCCTTGGTGTTGTTGAGCATTTGGTACTCGAACAGGGCGATGGGTTTCATCGTGGGGTGGACGTCGTTCTTTTTGGGCTTCTCGAAGTCGAGAATGGTTGTCTGCTTGCGGTCACTAGCCCAAAGGTGGCCTGCGCCTTCCTTCCAGCCGTAGAGGCAGGGTTCGTGCATCCATTGGTAGTCTTGGCGGCCCATCACGAGACTGGACTTTTTCCAGATCAGGGTTTGGCGCGTTACCCACCCGGTGTCATGGCAAGCGCCACGGAAGTTGTAGCCTTCGGAGTCAGCGTGCCAGATGTAGAACACAGCGCCCTGCTTCATTGCAGAGTCGGCAGCCACAAAAGCGTCCCGCAGGAATTGGCGAAATTCGCTGTCCTCCATTGAGTCGTTCTGGATTTTGAGGCCAGTACCGCCCTCGTAGTTCACGTTGTACGGAGGATCGGTCAGCAGCATATCCACATGGCGTCCCTCGCAGAGTTGTTCCACATGGTCGATGTTTGTGCTGTCGCCACACATCAGGCGGTGGCTTCCCATGATCCAAACGTCACCGGGCTTGGTGATCGGGTCTTCCGGCAGTTCCGGGAGGTTTTCCTCGTCTACCTCAGCCTCGCTGGTTTCGGCCAGCAAATCTTTCAGGAAGTCTTCATCAAAGCCTGTGGATAAGTATTCGCTGGGGTCGAGATCCTCAAACTCCAGCTTGAGCATTTCCAGATCCCATTCGGCTTCTTCGGCCACACGGTTGTCGGCAATGCGGTATGCCTTCTTCTGGGCTTCGGTCAGTCCGGCGGCAATGTGGACAGGGGCGATATCAAGGCCCAGCTTCTTCGCAGCCTTGTAGCGGGTATGTCCCGCCAGAATCACCATTTCCTCGTCAACGACGATGGGCGATCGCCACCCGAATTCCTTAATTGAGGCGGCAACTTTATCCACAGCCCCGTCGTTTTTGCGCGGGTTGCGTGCGTAAGGGATCAGCCGATCAAGGGCCATGTCCTGCACGTCGAGGTGGTTAAGTGCTGCGCCTTCCGCTTGCGGTGTCGGCTCAGTCATCTTTTTGCTCCATGTTTTCTCGGTGAAACATACAGAAAGCCTCTGGGGATATTTCTGCAGTCCAGATCAAGTCTACTGGAGGTTTGCCTGTCCCGGCAACAGCGAACACCCACGGAGTCAAAACCGACAGCGGGATCACGACTCGCCAGTAGTGGCGGTCGATTCTGTACCAGAGGCAGGGGATGCCTTTGCCTTCTGCCTGCCGGACGGCCTGTTCCCACCAAGATTTGAGGTTGGGAGCCTTGGCTCGTTTGATTTCCACCACCCACGGTTCAAGGCCAACAAGATCAGCGCCGCCATCTCGCCATTGGTCAAGATTCCGGGCGGTCTTAATTCCGAGTTGGTCTTCAAGAATATGGACGACTTCGCGTTCACCGGACTGGCCCTTACGTCTGGAATTTATAGGCATTTGACAGTCACCAACATAAATAAATTGTAACAGAAAATGAGGTGAAACACAATGCTTTCAAAGACTTACACCGTCTTAAGTATCGTACTTTTGACTATCGACATAACCAACAGACTGAATATCTTTTAGCATTTCAATCTTAAGATTGGTGACTTCCAAAAGGTAATCTTGGTCGCCAAATCGCTCTTCCCATGCTCGTTTTCCAAGAGCGTGGATGCCCTCCGGCCCTGTGTGATGCTCCATGCACAGCGGTATCGTGAATTCATCCCCGGCCTTCTGCCCCATGCCCTTGTATTTGATCCCGATGAGGTGGTGGATTTGCGGAGGACGGCCACAGATGCAGCAACCCATCTCTGAGAGCGCGTCAAACCGCTCACGTCGCTCTTTCTCGGTCAAGGTGCTACGCCCCATAGGCTGAACGCTCCGAACGCTTGGTGGCCTCCCTAGAGCGCCACACGTCCAATGCCGATTTTGCGGCTTCCAGATCCCAGCGGTTCAGTTCCTCCTGCTCGGTTGCGTAGGACAG